CAAAGAACGTTTGTTGTGGCTAAGAGGGTTTATAAAATTGGCTCGATCAAGGAGACCAATGCGGTTAACGCTTCTGAGAATGAATATTCAGGTAAAAGCGTTGAAGACAATATAAAGACTTTCATGGATCAATTCAAGAACCCCAAGAAGGCTGAAAACAACAAGGCACCTAAAAACCCAGATACGCCGAGTGCATAATGTCTCTCACCAAAAGTGAGGCGATGAAAGAGATTGTACGCTGCGGTAAAGACCCAGTGTACTTTCTTACTAAGTATGCTAAAATAACTGAGCCCATGAGGGGTCTCATACCTTTTGATCTATACCCATTCCAGAAAGATGTTATTCAGGAATTTCGAGAAAATCGCTTCAATATTATTTTGAAGGCTCGACAGTTAGGATTATCCACTTCGGTAGCGGGTTATGTTTGTTGGCTAATTCTTTTCCACAGAAGTAAAAATGTTTTGGTGGTTGCAACTAAATTGCAGAGTGCAACCAACCTTGTAAAGAAAATAAAACAAATACACAAACATTTACCAGACTGGCTAAAAATAGCAGATATATCAATTAATAATCGTACCTCTTTTGAGTTGTCAAATGCCTCTCAGGTCAAAGCATCATCCACGTCGGGAGATGCTGGTCGCTCCGAAGCCCTATCCCTTTTGGTGGTTGATGAGGCCGCACACGTTGAAGGGCTTGATGAACTTTGGGCAGGCTTGTATCCCACCCTGTCAACTGGTGGTGCAGCCATCACCCTATCCACACCGAATGGTGTTGGCAACTGGTTCCACAAAACCTACATGGAAGCTGTGGAAGAGAAGAATGATTTCAATTATATTAATTTACCGTGGTCGATCCACCCTAATCGAGACATGACATGGTTCGAGAAAGAAACTAGAAACATGTCTCGCAGGGAGATAGCGCAAGAACTTGAGTGTAGTTTCAACGCATCGGGCGAAACTGTTGTTTCTGGGGATGCACTGGAAACTATATTCAATAACTGTTGCGATCCGATCCATCGCACTGGATTTGATAGAAACTACTGGATCTGGGAAGAGCCGCTAGATGGTGAAGAATACCTGTGTGTTGGCGACGTGGCTCGTGGCGATGGCAAGGATTACAGCACCGTGCATATTGTCAAGACAAGTACTATGGAACAGGTGGCAGAATACCAAGGCAAACTTACAGGAGATATGTTTGCACCTCTGATAACAGATATAGCCAGAGAATATAATAATGCTCTTTTGGTCATAGAGAATAATAAAGATTATGGTGTCCTTTCGAGAATAGAAGATTTAGAATACGATAATCTTTACTACTCCCTAAAATCCAGTCATGAGTACATTGATCAACTTACAGCACAGGTCAAAAACGGCGTGGCAGGATTTACCATGTCTATGAAAACTAGACCGCTTGTTGTTGCCAAACTAGAAGAATTTATAAGAAATAATATACTTACTATTAACTCTGTTAGAACTGCATCGGAACTAAAAACTTTCATTTGGCATAATGGCAGAGCGCAAGCAATGCGAGGTTATAATGATGACTTGGTTATGGCTTTAGCAATTGGCTGCTGGGTTAGGGATGTAGCTATGACTGTAAATAAGAGAGATATAGAATATAGTAAGGCAATGTTGTCTGGTATCACCACAGCGGGAAGAACATTGAATACTTCCATACCAGGCATGAGAGAGTATCAACAAAGACCAAAAAGTGAACAAACCACTAAAGATGGTATAAAATATGACATCTCGTGGATATATAAAGGATAGATATGGCTGATAATAATCCAAGAAATAGACAATCACCGTTATTCAGAAGATTGACTCGACTCTTTAGTGGTCCAATAGTGACCTATAGGACTGGGAATGTCAAAAAGAATCGTGCCCCAAATTATGAAAAATACACATTCACTTCCTCTACAGGTAGGGAGTTTAAAAAGAAAGAATACTATAATCCTTTTGAGGGCATTTACAGTAAAATCCTAAACACAACTCACAGAGATCAGAGATACAATGACTTTGATCAGATGGAATACACACCAGAGATAGCATCTACCTTAGATGTGTATGCAGATGAGATTAGTACTTCGTCGGATATTTCTCCTATCGTGCAAATAGATTGTATGAACGAAGAAATAAAGATGATCATTCACACACTGTTATACAACGTGCTGAACGTAGAATTTAATATGTTTGGTTGGGCTCGTAATCTGTGTAAGTATGGTGATTACTTTTTATATTTAGATGTAGATGATCACCTTGGTATCACAAACGTTATTCCGTTACCTGTTAAAGAATTAGAGCGCATTGAGGGAACAGACCCAACTAACCCAAACTATGTACAATATTATTGGCCAGGTGGGGGTGAGGCAGTTACATTTGAAAACTGGCAGGTTGCACACTTTCGTGTTCTCGGTAACGATAAATATGTTCCATACGGAACATCGGTCTTAGAACCAGCCCGTCGAATTTGGCGTCAACTTAGTTTGCTTGAAGATGCGATGATTGCTTATCGTGTTGTCCGCTCACCAGAGCGCCGTGTATTTTATATTGATATTGGCAACATGCCGCCTAACGAGGTGGAGCAGTATATTGAGTCTGTCAAGACCCAAATGAAGCGAGCACAAATTGTTGACGAAGATACGGGTCGTGTTGACTTGCGCTACAACGCTATGAGTATTGACGAAGATTATTATATTCCAAGCCGTGGCGGTCAGTCCTCAAGAATTGAGACGCTACCAGGCGGTCAGTTCACAAGTGCCATTGAAGATGTGCAGTACCTCCGAGACAAATTGTTCTCCGCACTTAAGATTCCAAAAGCATATTTGGCACAGTCTGATAGCATGGAAGACAAGACCACACTAGCGCAGAAAGATATTCGCTTCGCAAGAACAATCCAAAGACTTCAGCGGGTGATTATATCTGAGCTAGAGAAAATGATTGTTGTGCATCTGTATACGCTTGGATATCGAGGTGACGACCTTACATCATTTAAATTATTCCTAAATAACCCATCTAGAATTGCTGAGTTGCAAGAGCTTGAGCACATGAGAACAAAGTTTGAGATTGCGGGCAACGCAACAGAAAGTTACTTCTCCCGACGTTGGGTGTACAAAAACATATTCAAATTAGATGACTACGAGATTGGCAGAGTTCAAGAAGAGCAGTTCCAAGATGCCAAACAAAAAGCTATTGTTGAAAAAGCAGCAGAGTTGGCAGTTGGAGAATATGAGGCAGCAGTCGGCGGCGAGGCAGGAGATGCAGGTGATCTTGGTGGCGACCTTGGTGGCGACGAAGGCGGCGGCGATCTTGGTGGAGATCTTGGCGGCGGCGATGAAGCAGGCGGTGATGAAGCAGGCGGCGAAGAGGCTGCCGAGCCAGAGACAGGCGATCTACTCGCCGAACCAGGCATGAGGGATGACGGATATCTAACCCCAGGGTCAAAGGGTAAGGTTTATTACCCCGTTAAAAATGCTGGTAAGGACAAGCGAAGCAATAGCGGACCACGCTCAAGATCATATAAAATGCAAGGAAGAAAAGAAACAAACACCCGCCGATCGAACTTCCCAGGTTCCTCTGGACTAAGTACTTTAGGCATCGGGGTGACCGAGAGACTAAATAAAGATGAGACGCTTCTTATCGAAAGTAAAAAGACGACTTTTGAAATAGGTCGGCTAATAAAAGAGTTGGAGATCAAAGATGGCGACAAAGTTAAATAAGAAAAGAAACACAGGGTTTGTATTTGAAGCATTAATTCGTGAGGCTACAAAAGCAATTTTAGCTAAAGATGAAGGCAAGCGAAATACAGTGGTAACAACCATAAAAGAATCTTTTGCGCCAGGCACAGAGCTAAGAAAAGAATTAGATTGCTACAAGGCTCTTTCTAGCACTGACGCTTTGGACAAGCCAACTGCGGAGAAGTTAATTTTTGAAGTCAGGAGAGATATCAAAAAAATTAATGAAAAGAAGCTTGTGCGAGAAAAGAACACACTCGTATCCAGAATCAATAAAAGTATCTCAAAGGATGTGTTTAACAACTTTGTACCCAATTATAAGTCATTGGCCACAATAGCAAGAATCTTTAATGACAAAACCCCAACTAAAGACAGGGTGCTCATGGAGTCGGTCCTGTTAGAGTCGTTGACCAAGAAAGCAGCCCTAGAAGAGAAAGAAGATTTAAAGCACATAGATTCCCTTGTGGTCAAAAGTTTTGTAAAGAATTTTAACAACCATTACGAAGACCTGTTAGCCGAGCAAAGAAACTTATTGCAACTATATGTAACATCTGTTAATGACGGTCAAACGTCGTTCAAATTTTATATCAATGAAGAACTGATCAGAATAAAGGATATTATCCAAAGATCCCTGACCATGGAAGAAGTTGCTAAAGATGATATTATGGTAGAGAACACTAACAGGGTTCTCGCATTGATAGAGGGTTTGCGAGCAGAAGAGATTGATGGCACATACCTTATGAAATTGATGAAACTACAAAAACTAGCGAGTGAATGCGAAAATGACGATTAGTGTTAAAATAACTTCACCAGGCGCTGAAGAAGAAGTAGTCAAAGAGGAGCCTGAGATAAAGGTAACATATGACCCCAAGGCTCCCGATGAGCCTGATGCTGTTGTATCTTTGAAAATGTCGAAAAATGTTGATGGTAGCTTTATAATAAAAGACCACGACTACTTTGATATTTTTTTAGTGCCCGAGAAGAAGAGAATTGTTACGGTACCAAAGATGGGCATGGGAGAGGGAGTCTACCAACACCAGAAAAGTTATTTAGATGCATTGATGCGCCGTGGTGCTCTTATCGCTGATTCGATTGAGGGTGGTATGGTTTATGGCACTCTTCAATCAAGGCTCGGTGAAAACGATAAATTAAGTCCACTTCAAGTAGCTCTATTTGAAACAGAGAGGTACATGAAGGAATACAGGGTCGAAAATCAACTAGCTAAAGAATATGAAGAGTCTGTTGAAGATAGGTTTGTTAACCCAAGTGATGAGGATAGTACTGAGGCTGGGGAGATCGAGCCTGAGCAAAATCGCCGCAAACAAGATATGGATATACCATATTATTCATACGCTGGCTACGGTTACATATACTAGGAGGCATGTTGCAGCTTTTATATTTTATATTAGCAGCCTACGGGTTTACACAAATATTAGCTTATTCGACAATCCTTGCCCCAATCAGGCCTAAACATCATTTTTTTCACTGTCCAATGTGCATTGGCTTTTGGGTCGGTGTGCTCTTGGTTAGCATAAACGGATTCACAGAACTATTTACATTTGATGTTTCTGTGGTGAATGCATTCCTTATGGGTTGCT